CTCCTAGACTTACCAAGAATCCTCTCGAAGTATGGGATGCCGATCCGATCATCCAAGAACCACTCACCTAGGAATGTGTACAGTTTAATCTTTAGTCGCTGAGCAACAATATCAACCATTCGTTGAGTGACTGGAGCTTCACCATTTATAAAAACCAAGTCGTGTGTGTCGGGGTTGACAAACAAGTCCATATGATCTCCTTTTAAGCTTGTGGGACAGCAGTAACACCGCCGCCCGGCATAACGCCACCGTGTTTGTGGGTATGGAATGGAATACCGTTGAATGTAGAAGTTCCACCAGTCTGCACGTAGTTCCCTGTGTGTGCAATGTTCCCGTTCCATGTTGTATGGTCTGCATCGACAGTGAGAGAAGCACACTTTACGTTGACATTTTGAGCATTAATGCTTATAGTCTTACGGCTGTTGATTAGAATATCTCCATTGGCTTTAATCCTAACCTCGGCCTCTTGTCCAGTCATCAGGTTGTGGGCGATAGTGAGGTCTCTGGTATCGTGCGGCCAACTATGTCTTGCAGGGTCGTTCATCGATCTAGGGAAGGTGAACAACCCGGGAATAGCAATGGCATCTGCCATGTTGAACTTACGAAGATCGTTTGGAGTGTGAGGCTGCCCAGTGGCAGAGCCTTTAAACACGTCCATGGTTCTTTGAGAGAATACACACAACACCGTATCCCCGACACTCAGTGGGAAACTGATAAGGGTGTTAGCTGTTCCCGGCATAATGACAGGAACAGATAGAATCTCTGGTTGCTCTTCCGATGTACCGTCTTTGTACAGGTCGTTGACCACTGGTCTAACATCGACAGAGAGGCGTCTAAAATCGTCCAGAACGCGCAATACCACACAAGGTATGGCAGTGTACTGCTTAGAGCCTTCTGTGGACGAGTGCAGGTTCAGAAGCTCTTGTAGGCCTGTTCTCCTCATTGGTCAATATCCTCTTGGTTAAGATCGGAACACCAGCATTCAGTGTACCATTCGTTGTCTCTGTATCCGCCCGAGATTCGGACGTTGTTGATTCTGAAAGTTCCCGACAATCTGTCCGACTCTACCCGCACAAGAACCCCGGGAGTTAGCTCAGGATTGAGAAGGCATTTGAATTGAACGCCTCTCCGTCTCCGCTGGTCTTTCTTCTGTGCTGTTCCGCTGGCACTGGCGTAGAATGGAATATCAATCAGACCGGTCTCCCTGTTTACGAGAGGAGCCATTTGAACACTCTTCGTTGTGGGCCCGTTAACGTCTGTGACGTTTAGAACGTTTCCGCTGATGTTCCATTCGATATTGTTGGCTTCACATACGCTGTTTAGAGCGTCTTTAGCCAGACCTCGAAGTTGGTAGCCGTACATGATTGGGTTATTGCAATTGAGGCCTGTATAAGCTCCTCTGTCCACTCCCGGCATTTGAAGACGAATCTCTTCGATAACATCCTTTACAGTCTTGCCCGGAGATACTGTGCCTTTCAGCTTGGTCTCTGTTAGTGCTGTGTATCCTTCACCTAGAATAAGCTGAGTGACGTAATCGTTGCCACTCTTCCTAGTCGAAGTTTCAACCACGTTGCCATCCAGCACAACAGAAGTTCCCATTTCCTTATAACCAACCTCCAGTCGGCACGTCAGATACTCAGTTTCAAGAATGTTCAGAGTGGCAATAGACAGATTGTATATCTCAACAGTCGCCGAGTTTCCGCTCTTCTTGTTATCTGAACTTTTAGAGATATCAAACCGGAACTGAAGTCCCTCTCTGTTCAAACTTCCGTCAGGGTGGAGGTTTGTAATCTCTACACCTTGCCCGGACTCAGTATTACCGAGCGTTAGTTTATACACTCTGTCATATTGTTTCACTCTACGTCATCCTCCAAGTCAACGTTCACGTATAGCAGTTCAAAAAACTGTGGTACAATGTCACTTGCATCGTGTTTATGTTGCACCTGTTCTAGGTTGACAGGCATCAGCAGGAAGTAACCATTGAAACCGATGTGTTGCATGGCGTAATCTGCCATGATCGGATACTGAGGAACAACCGCCAGTCCTGTCAGGATCGGGTTAAGCTCCTCGTCGAATATATCCATGTGCCACTGCCTAGAGCGGCTATTCCAGTAGAATTGAAGGACTCTTGAAATTCCCTCGATAGCTACGGCGTACCTGTACTTCCGGTCTTGGTAAAGAGGAAGTGTGTCGATATAAGTCGTGCTCATTTAGTCTACCTCGCAACCTGAGTTCTAATCTGAGCCTCTTTCATTTGACTACGCTTGAATGTAGGAGAGTCTTGCCCGGTTGCATTGCTAGCTCCGGTATCGCCTTCTTTGGTGTCTCTCTTTTCTTTCTTGGCGGTCTTTCTACCCTTGTTAACCCTCACCTCGATATAACGAGTGTCTGTGAATGTCACAGCTTCGATTGTCATACGGGGTTGAAGGCTGCTACCAGTCTCAGCGTTCTCGGTGAAAGACAAGTCGGTGAAGATGCACCTCTCGATTTGATCCCAGATGATACCGTCTCGGAAGTCCAGCAAACTGAAGACCTCAGCATTACGCTGCATGTCGATCAGTTGGCGCTCAATATCATAAGCGACTTTATCACCCTTTTGAGGGAGGACAGTTGCAGAAGGAATCTCAGGAGGAATAAACTGAGTGATAACTTCTGGGAAGATTCTACTAGGGTCTAGTCTAGAGGTTGAAATAACAGCCGGAATGGTTACCGGCTGCGTATTCACGAACTCTTTGTTGTTGATCTTGTATGTCTGGGCCTCGTTATCGTTGATAACGGGCCTGTTCAAGTTGAAGTCTGCGTCCGATACGACGGCTGTAAGAGTGAAGACAGGGTTTTCTGTAGTAATGTGGTCTGTGATCTTCCCTCCCGTTTCGATTGGGTTGGAACTCACAGAGCCCCGGTACTGTCTTCCGAACTCCGTAACAGCGTCGAACCAGATTAGGTCTCCGTTCTCTCTTTTGATAGCAATTGTCATTGGGATTCCTTATAACTTGCCGAAGCTCTGGAGATTTCTTCCTCAAGAACGTTACTAACGATTTCTCGTACTCGCTCTTGCGCCTCAGTTGTCATGACGTTACCCTGCGCATCGATACCAGAAACATTAAGGTTGAAACTAATGTCAATAGCGCTCTTCTTGAGGGCACCTTCCATTTCGTTTCTAACTTGACCACGTTGCATCATATACCCAAACTGGTCTGGAGTCAAGGACTGGGTTGCACGCGTGTGGGTCTCTGTTTGGATCGCGTCAATATTCTGAGCTACTAGCCTGTCGCCGATGAAGGCGGCTTTGTCTTTTGCATCTTCCGGGTTGAACATAGCGTACATCGTGTCGATATTCGACATTATAGTACCTCTGTCTCCTCCGGCTTCAGCAATCTTAGCGTCCCTGTACTTGCCAGCGATTGCAAATCTCTCTACAATACCGTTGAAGAACTCCATGATGGCAGCGAGTTCTCTCATTGTGCTGACCAGCATTTCATTGAACTCTAGGCCTTTGAGAGCTTCAGCGAGCCCCGGGACAACAGAGAAAATACCGTCCAGATTGTCCTTCAGTTCGCCGGAGCTACTGGCTAGCTTCTCGAACGCCTCGGCAGCTTGTACGTTGTTGTTCAGGAAATCTCCGAACACCGAGTCGCCACCCTCCAAGAAGACAATGAAATCTTCCAGTGCCAACGCACCCCAGCTAATGGCGGAAACCAATCGGCCCATCGGGGTTAGAAGTGCTAGAGTTTGAGCAGTCGTTAGCGTCAGCCCGGTCCCAGTCAAGTTAAACTGCTTGGCAATGTTCTCCCATTGCGAACCTAGTTCCCCGCCGATACCGACGAGAGCGTTGACTGGACGCATAAGCGCTTCAAATCCACCACCTAGAGCGGTAACAAGTGGCAGAGCATCTTGCATGCCTTGGGCAGCAATCTTGAAGAAGTCGCTCATTCCTCGGTCGAATCCCCCAGCCGCGAAGGCCTCGATAGTGCGGTTCCATCCGAACTGGAATCGACCCTGCTGAGCGGCTGTACCTTGCATAGCAGCGTCCAGAGCACCACCTCTGCGAGCCTCTTCCGCTAGAGTTCTGGCGAACGGGATCAGAGCATCACTCTTAAGCTCCCCTTTCTCCATGGTCTTCATTAGTTCAGCAATGGACATGTCCTGAGACTTAGCCATCAGAGCTACAGCCGCAGGGAATCGTTCGGCCAACTGACCTTTCAATTCTTCGGACATGATTTGTCCTTTACCCATCATCTGCTCTACGGCACGGAAGGAGCCTTTCATGGCCTCGCCATCTAGACCCATCACTCGTCCATATTCAGCCATGGATTGGAAGATGCCGTCAACCTGTGTTTTGTCGAAGTTGGATGCTTGTCCGGCAGCCATCATCTTAACATAGGAGCTACCCAGCGCTCTATCGTCAAGACCGAGACGCTGAGAGATATCACGGAGGGTCGCTTGTAGCTCTTGACCGCCCTGTACTCCACCACCGACAGCTTGCATGGCTAGACGCTGACCTTGCAATTCTTGGTTAGCACGGTTAAGCTGCATAATAGCGAATGCACCACCAAGGCCGGGAATAAACCCTCGTCCCCATCCGGCTAGCTCGCTACCAATCCCCATTCCCATACCTTGACGGATATGGCCGGCAGTACCTCTCGATCCGCCTCCGCCGCCTCGAATGGAAGACTCTAGGTCGATGCGGATTCTCACTTCGCGTCTGATTTGTTCAAGAACGTCTTGAATCTCTCTGCGAAGATGGGCACGGTCCACAGACAGCCTAATTTGAGGCGTGGCGACGGAAAGACCGTTCAGCCTACCCTGTACATCCCTCAGAGTGTTTCGTGCATTCTGGAGCAGCTTAGAGCGGCTAATGTCTGCATTCAGATGGATTCTGAAACGACTCTCTGTGCGCTTCTTCCATTCGTGAAGTGTACGACTAGCTTGAGCCAAGCCCAGTTCAACAGGTAGATCGACCTTGGTCTGGCCGAGGGCTGTCTTTACGAAGTTTTTCTGATCCCGGATACCGCTAAGGTCCAGACGGACAGACTTCAACCTGATGGGTGTTGCATTCAGCCTCTCTTGAAGTTTCTCAGAGATAAGTCGAACAGCGGCAGCGTCTACCGCGATGTTCTTCAATACTACCCTTTGAGTGGCTGCCTTGGCAAGCTCCTCTCTCAGGGCTTTTGTATCTAGAGTGAGTTTAACCCCGAACCGCTTGTTCGTCAGTTTGGAGAATTCTCTTAGCCGG